CGGGTGTGGTGCCCGCGGCGGTTATGGCGTCGCCTGAATACCGGGCCAGCCAAGCCAGGAAGGCGAACCAGGCGGAGTCAATCTTGCGCTGGGACGCAAAGTGGTAGTTGGCCAGGTCAGGGTCGCAGGGCCGGAAGAGCGCGAACCAAGCTTGCTCGAGGGTGATGGAAGGGGCCCCGAACCTGCCCTCCCACTGCTCGCCGTCACACTCGTCGCCCTCGGGCTCACTGTATGAGCCCCACCAGCGCGAGAATGTGGCGCCGAGTTGGCGCGCATTCTGGCCGCTAGTGTAATGGATGGGGGCGTTGGAGTGCCAGAGGGCCTTCATCGCATCACCGACTGGCACGACTCGGCGACCCATCTCAACGGTGGCCACCGGGTCGGCGTTTTGGATGCCGCGTGAAGTGACGCAGGCGCCCTCATCGGCGAACTTGTTGACGTGCTCGAGCTTGCGGAAGTTCTCGTAGCGGGGGATGTTGCGCATAACACCCATCGCTCGGGTGTGGGCCTCGCGGAGCACCATGGCGCGGGCCTCAGGAAACCGTGTCAAGAACGGGTCAAGGTCCATCGGCCAGGTGGGTTCCTGGGGCCCAAAGCCCAGGGCCACGAGTCGGCGCATGGTATAAAGGGCGGGGCCTGCCAAATCCGGCAACGTAATGTTCCCGATGGCGAGGCGACGTGTCACGCCGTTGAGCAAGTTATGGCAGCAGTTGCGGGACACTGTGGGGCAGTAGCCCCGGACGGCAAACGCCAGGGCGATGGAGGCGACCGCCGGCACGCAGGGACTGTCGAGAGCCAAGCGCTGTATTTTGAGCGGGCAGGCGGGGTTGCGTGGCGGGAGGAAGCCAGGGCAGTAATTGGGCACAGTCCAAGCGCGGACCACCACGCCGCCCACAACGACCTCAGCCATGTGGGGGGCGACCGGCTTCCACTTAACGCCGTCGCCCTTACTGGCGCCCGAGCCGAGTAAACCAATGAGGTCCTGGGGCAAGGTACCGCGGGCCAGATGGGTGTCGATATGGTACTCGATGAGACGGCGGGCACCAGCATGGCAGTGCAGGGTGAGATAGCCCAGAACTGCCTCAAAGTGCTCAGCGCGGGCGCGGCCATTGCGCTGGTCCGTCGGCCAGCAGGCCATGACGTGCCCAACCTCCGCCTCAATGCGGGAATGAGTAACCGCAAGGGCATCGGTCGACGTGAGTGAGTCGCGGAC